TTAAAATGTATTAATCAGATTGAAGATAAATATAAGAACATAAAAAATGTAAATAAATTATCAATTAAACAGATATTAGAGAAATTAATATAAAATAATTTAACAATAATACTTGTATAATATAAATTAAATTGATATAATAAATATAGTCATTAAAGGAGGTGCATTGCTTTCTAGTAGATACCTAGCTTTAGACACTATATAAAACTATTAAAAAAGAGGAGATCAGAGTAAATGAGAAAAACTTTTAAAAAGCAACAAGAGGAAAGCCAAATAATTTGGAAAAGTGTCACTAACGAACCAGCATTCAATCCTAACAAACTAACAAAATACTATGCGGTGATCAATATTGGAAATAAATCTTATGTAACTGATTATGAAGCTAAATTTCGTAGAGAGGCTGAAGTTATTTTCAATGAGGAAGCTAGGTTGGCATCTGGATATGTTGAAGTGATTCGGGCTTACAAATAAACTTAAAGGGGAAAATTGAATATGGAATATGCTCACAGGAAAGCATTGGTAAATGTTGAAAGAGCAGAAGATGATGGATTCCTTGATACCATTTCGGGGTTACAAGTTATCAGGAAAGGTGATCTAATTTCAACAAATGAGTTTGGTCACTCAAATGTGATTAACGAAGAAGACTTTCATGAGAATTACATAAAGGTTAAGAGATTGAGTAAGCCTAAAACACCAAGAAAAAGTATGGATGAAATTGCTGAAGCATATAAGCAAGCTTGGATTAACCAAGACGATTACATATTTGAAACAAAATAATATTAATTATACTAATAATGAAAGTAGTGAACATAATTGGCGAAAGTTACAGTATACACTAAATACGGTTGTCCTCAATGTGACATGACAAAGCGAGTATTAACCAGTGAAGGAATTGAATTTGAAGCAATTAATGTTGAAGATAATGAACAAGCATTTACATATATTAAAGAAGAACTAGGTTTATCATCAATGCCTGTAGTAGTTGTAGATGGTCAAGAACCATTCACAGGATTCAGACCTGATAAACTTCAAGAATTGAAAGAGTTGTAATTGCTATGTTACTAGTTTATATGACTCTCACAGGCAATGTTAGAGATTTTGTTGATCGTGTTGGCATGGATTCATTAGAATTGAATCCTGCTGACCCTTTCGAGGAAGTTAATGAAGACTATATCATAGTGATACCTTCTTATGTAGGCATGATAGATGATGAAGTAATTGATTTCGTTGATTACAAAGATAACCTAAAGCATTTAGTTGGTTTTGCATCAAGTGGAAATTTAAACTTCAATGATCTATATTGTGTCAACGCAAAAGCTTTATCGAAGAAATATAATAAACCAATTATTTTCACATTTGAATATTCAGGTACAGATAGAGATGTGGAAAACTTTATAAAGGAAGTGGCTGCTATTGAAATCTCCAGAACTAAGTAACAAAGTCAAAGAGGACACATATTTCAAGTTGAATAACATGTTGAATATTCCTAAAGATGGTAAGATTCAATTAGAGAAAGACAAGGAAGCTGTTAAAGCATACTTTTTGGAATACGTTAATCCAAATACAGTATTCTTTCACACATTGGATGAAAAACTTGATTATCTAATCGAAAATAATTATATAAAGGAAGACTTCTTAAATAAATACAGTAGAAAATTTATTAAGAAACTATTCCAAAAAATCTATAAGCATAAATTTAGATTCCGTTCATTCATGGGTGCATATAAATTTTATCAGCAATATGCAATGAAAACAGATGATGGTAAGAGATTCTTAGAAAGATTTGAGGATAGATTAGCATTTAACGCACTATCTTTAGCAGACGGTAATGAACAGTTAGCCTTGGATATTGCAGAAGAGTTAATTAATAGACGTTACCAGCCAGCTACACCAACTTTCTTAAACATCGGTAAGGCTAGAGCAGGTGAAATGGTATCGTGTTTCTTGATTACCTTATCAGATGATATGAACGCTATCGGACGATCCATTAACTCTGCTTTGCAGTTATCAAAATTAGGTGGGGGCGTTGGAATAAATCTATCTAACATCCGAGCTAACAATGACCCAATTAAAGGTGTTTATGGTCTTGCAGATGGCGTTGTACCCGTAATGAAAATGTTCGAGGATGCTTTCTCGTATGCTAATCAAGGTGGGGCAAGAGATGGTGCTGGAGTTACGTATCTAAACATTTTTCATCCAGATGTAGTTGATTTCCTATCTGTACGTAAAGAAAATGCAGATGAAAAAGTACGTATTAAAACTCTTTCACTTGGTTTAGTTGTTCCTGATAAGTATTATGAATTAATTAAGAAAAATGAGTACATGTATCTTTTTTCACCTCATGATGTTGAAAAGGAATACGGAGTACCATTCTCATATGTAGATATCACGAAAGAGTATGACAATATGGTTGATAATCCAGATATTCGTAAATCTAAAATTCGTGCTAGAGACTTAGAAACTGAAATTAGTAACCTACAGAATGAAAGTGGTTATCCATACATAATTAATATTGATACTGCTAATAAAGTTAATCCGGTAAATGGTATTATTATTATGTCAAATCTCTGCACAGAAATTTTTCAGGTACATAGAGATTCTGTTATTAATAACGATCAGACATATAAAGTTTTAGGTAGTGATGTTAGCTGCAACTTAGGTTCAACAAATGTGGTTAATCTAATGGCATCTTCTAACTTTGGTAAATCTGTAAGAACAATGTTAAGAGCATTAACATATGTCACAGATTCATCAAACATTGATGTTGTTCCTACAGTTAAGAATGGTAATGACATGTATCACGCAGTAGGTTTAGGTGCAATGAACCTTCATGGATTCTTAGCTAAAAATCAAATTGAATATGGATCACCTGAAGCATTAGAGTTTACTGACATTTACTTTATGTTATTAAACTATTGGACTTTGGTTGAAAGTAACAACATTGCAATTGAACGTAATGAAACATTCTTTGAATTTGATAAGTCCAAATATGCAGATGGTACATACTTCAATATGTATCTAGACGCTCCTGAATTTGAATTCAAACATGATAAAGTTAAAGAATTATTCAAAGGTATTCTCATTCCTACTCATTCTGATTGGGAAGTATTGAAGAAATCAGTAATGGAACATGGACTTTATAATGCATACAGACTTGCAACGGCTCCAACAGGAAGTATTTCTTATGTGAATGAGGCTACCGCAAGTATTCATCCAATCACACAAAGAATCGAAGAGAGAACGGAAGGTAAGAGAGGCAAGGTTTATTATCCAGTACCATACTTATCTGATGAAACTTTACCATACTATAAGTCAGCCTATGATATTGATCAACGAAAAATCATTGATACATATGCTACAGCACAAAAACACGTTGACCAAGGATTGAGTATGACCCTATTCATGAGATCAGCATTACCAGAAGGCATGTATGAATGGAAGGAAAATAGTGACTATCCATCTGAAAAGACAACAAGAGATTTATCAATTTTACGTAACTATGCTTGGAAGCAAGGTATTAAATCAGTTTACTATATTAGGACTTTCACAGAAGATGGAACAACTATTGGTGCAAATGAATGTGAGTCTTGTAGTATTTAAATAATGGAGGGAACCTATGAACAAAACTTATAAAGCTGTCAACTGGAATGCTATTGAAGACATGGTTGATAAATTAACATATGAAAAATTAACAAGTCAGTTTTGGTTATCTACTCGTATGCCAGTATCTAAAGATAAAGATGACTGGAGTAAATTACCTGATCGAGAAAAAAGATTAGTAGAACGAGTATTTGTTGGACTGACAATGTTAGATACTCTTCAATCTGAAACTGGTGTATATGCATTGAGGAATGATGTTAGAACAAAACATGAAATTGCAGTATTAAATAATATTGTATTCATGGAATCAGAACATGCTCGCAGCTATTCATCAATCTTTAGTACGCTAAACACAAATAAAGAAATTCGTGAGATATTTGAATGGTCTGAAACACATGAAGCATTACAAACTAAAGCAGACATTATATCAGATATCTATGAAAATGGAACTCCATTACAAAAGAAGATCGCAAGTGTGTTTCTAGAATCGTTCTTATTCTATTCAGGTTTTTATACACCGTTGTATTATTTAGGTAAATCTAAGCTTATGAATGTTGCAGAAGTAATTAAGTTAATAATTCGTGATGAAAGTGTTCACGGTACATATATTGGATATAAATTTCATTTGGCATTTAAGGAATTACCTGCTGAAGAACAAGAAGAATTGAAATCATGGGCTTATCAACTACTGTATCAATTGTATGAAAATGAATGCAAATATACTGAATATCTATATGATGAGGTTGGATGGACTGAGGAAGTAAAAGTATTCCTACGTTACAATGCTAATAAGGCACTAATGAATCTAAGACTTTCACCGTTATTCCAAGATTCAGCAGATGACGTAAATCCAATTGTTATCAATGGATTATCAACAGGTACGACAAATCATGATTTCTTTTCTGCTGTAGGCAATGGGTATTTAATGTCTGCCGTTGAGGATATGAAAGATTCTGACTACGACTATTAATTGGGAGGTGTTTATATTTTGAAGGGAATATATTGTATTACATGCTCAGTTAATTCAAAAGTTTACATAGGATCAAGCAAAGATTTAACTAGTAGAAGATATAGACACTTTTCGAAATTAAGAAACAACAAACATTATAACCATGAATTACAAAAAGACTTTAACCAATATGGTGAAACTAATTTTACTTTTCATATTTTAGAAGAAGTGGGTAATATTGATGATTTACTATCAAGGGAACAATTTTTCCTTGATAGTAAGTTAGATTCAGAGAAGTATAATATTTACTCTAAAGCAGGTTCACCAGAAGGTCATTTGCATTCTAAAGAACATAAGGAAAAGTTATCTAAAGCTAGAATAGGTGAAGGGAATAACAGGTCTACGATAACGGAAGATCAAGTTAAAGAAATTAAAAGAATATTAATAGAAGGTAAATTAAATTTAAATGAAATTGCTACTCACTTTAACACCAATAGAAATGTCATTAGTGATATTAAACACAACAGAAGTTGGTCACATATATTCGTTGAAGGAGAAGATTCAATTAAGGTAATGAAAAAGACTATGTTGACAGATGATTTGGTTAAGCAAATTAAAAATGACTTAAAGGAAAAGGTTCTTACATATAAAGAAATCGCCAATAAATACAACATAGGTAAGTCTCAAATTGACAGACTAGTAGCAGGTAAAATTTTTTCAAATGTATTATAAATTAAATGAGTAAAAGGGGAAATGTAATTTGGGTAAAATGGATGAAATGATTATTGTTGCTCCAAGAAAAGAAGTATTCGACAATGAAAAGTTAACCTTCCAAGGAGTTAAATCTGATCAAACTAAACAAATCACCGAGAATATAGCTAGAACATATTCAGTAATGCGTAGAGGTGATGCAGAAGAAAATCCTAACTTCAAGCAGCCAATTCCTTATATGGCAATTAGACGAGGAAATGAAGTATTCTCTTATAAACGGTTAACTGGTGGTGGAGAAGCACGACTACATAATCAGATTTCTTTGGGTGTAGGTGGACACTTGAATGATGTTGAAGGATTAGACTTCTATGGTGTATTAGCAGATGGGTTACAACGTGAATTAGAAGAAGAATTATTCATCAACAAAGATAAATTAACTTTAAAAACAA